ATGAGACATCCTTGGTCTTTAATGAGACATCCTTGGTCTTTAATGAGACATCCTTGGTCTTTAATGAGACATCCTTGGTCTTTAATGAGACATTCTTCCGAAGATGTCCTTAAATCCAGTGTCTTCTTTTTCTTTGGAAACTTTGGATGCTTTGTAATGTCGTTTATTCTATAATGTTCTACGTCTTTCCAGAATTCTTCTAAAATTGGAATATTTTCAGAAAGCCAATATTCATCTCGTTCGAGTCTTACAACATTAAGAACACCCGTAGTTGGACAATATTCTATAAAATCCGCAAGTTTTAGATCACATATAAACATATTCAACTGAACCTGTGGCACGTAATACTTAGGAATCTCTCCTATTACTATTTTTCTCCTATAAGGACACTTGACTTCCAAAAGGATAGGTTCAGAAAATTCAGAATCTCTGCCCAGAGCTATGCCGTCTGGAGAACCCGCAAGCCAATAATAGTCTTTATTTTTATATACATCTTCGTGAGCTATTAGACCAAAATTATAATTTACCCTATTTGTCAATTCGCAGTATTTGTCAATAGCTTCATCTTCATATTTTTGACCATGTCTCGTTGCTACATTCCCAACAAAAGGTTTTAGATCATGACCGCATTTTTTAAAAAGTACTTCGTGTGATTTTTGATAAGGATTTATACCAATTACCGTTGCCGCATCGCTTGACGTAAGTTTGTTTTCGCGCTGTTTAAACCATTCATCTGAACGCTGTTCATACTGGGGTATAGCCAGAAGTTTATTAATACAATCCATTGTATAAACAAATATAAGTTATGACTTTAAATAAACATCTTAAAAAAATAGTTTATTTATAATCTAATAATCTAATAATTTATAATCTAATAATCTAATAATTTATAATCTAATAATGGGATTAATAATATACGATTACCATATAAATAAACATATAACTTGTGATAAAGCATACGTTAACACAAGAAATATTGAGATGAACAAGGAAAATGACACATTTACTTTATCAGCTCAGTATTTTATATACTATAGAGATAAATTAGTAGACATTAAATATATAAAAATAACGCAGTCTTTGACATATACAGGGGATATATGGCATTTGTTATATGGTTTATTTAAACAAAATTTAACAGCCTTAAATTATAAATTCGTAGATCATTGAAAGTATTATTTTAGTTTTTTGACTATTACCGAAATCGCGTTTTTCTTTTTCATCTTTCTTTGATCCAATTCTTCTACTTTATTTTTAGAATTTTTATCATAATTCTTTGCATTAAAGTTCCATAATTCTCTAGATCCTATTTTGAAGTGTCTTTCTGGTTTTGCGCGATACCAAAACACACAATCTTGAATATTATTACTTTTAGAAGTATTATCGAGAACTAAACAATCATATCCCTCTGTACAAGTATTCATGACATCTTGAAAAATAGAAAATTGCGGAAAAATACCAAAGAAATTCTTATAAAGTTTTTCTTGGTTTTGTATAATGTTTTCTCTTAGGATAAAAATATAGTCAATATTTGCTCTTAAATCTGGTGGTAAGTCCATACAATATTGCATAGTTAACATGAATGTAACTCGCCAATGTCTACCATTCATGAAAATACCTCTAATATTTGTGTCTCGTATCATTCGCTTGTCATACATGCAATCATCTAAAAGTACAAAAACGTCATTTTCATTATTTTTGGAGTTACCTTTTATTACCTTCTTTTGTCTATTTATAACCTGTTGTACAACTTCTGGTTTGTACTCTGAATGTATTAGAATATCTGGTACAAAACTGGAATAATACGCATTACCGTCTTCAGTTGCCGATATAACAACCCCTGCCGGTATTTTTCTCACATGATAAAGGATATCTTTTACCAGAGTACTCTTTCCTGTACCTCTTTTTCCAATAAAAACACATGTCGCGGGACCCGAACCAGATGTTCTGCGTCTTTCTATACTCTTTGGATCAAACTTTGATAAACTTATAGACATTATAAAAATACATTATTATTTTAATTTCTTCAATTAATCCCAATAATTACCCGTTAAAATTTCATCTGGAGTATATGTATAACGACCGATAGCATAAACCAAAACAAAACTCGCTAATAAAGAAATTATTACTTTAGACACGCTATTTACATTCTCATCTGTATCATAGTGATCAATTGCTAAATAAGATAGTGTAGCAACTAAAATAATTAAACCAATACCAACATACGCATCTTCATAATAAGGAATTTCCATTTGAATTTTATATCATATTTTAAATATGATATTTTAACTCATTTAAAAAAATATAGTATTTAAAATAAAATGGAACTAAGAACTCTAACGGCGTATAATAATGCAAACAATATAGACTTCGGAGATATAATAGTAATTTTTAAATTCGGAGGAGATTGGTGCGCGCCATGTAAGAAACTTGACGAAATTATAAATGATACCCCGGGTACTCTTTTATATAACATTAGTGTTGATAACGAAGAATTTGAATCATATCTTATAGAAAACGATATTTACTCTATTCCACATTGTTTTTTGAAGTATAAAAAAGAAATAGTGCAGTTTAAAGGAGACATCTCAAAGGATGAACTACTACAATTATGTAGTAGTATACGAAAGGAGAATATTACAGAAAAATAAAAGGTTTAAAAAAATAGAATATACATCACCAGAAGTATGTCTGATAAGTACAGAAAGTTCTCGCAAATAGAACATGTCCTTGCTAGACCTGGTATGTACGTTGGGGATATTAAAAATACAAAAACTGAAACTTGGGTTATAGAAGAAGACACTGCGATGCTTGCTAATTGTGAATGGAACCCTGGGATATATAAAATTTTTGACGAAATTATTACAAATGCAGCAGACGAAGTTCAAAGGAATAATAGTGTTAAAAACATTAAAGTAAATATATCAAACGCGGAAATATCCGTATTTAATGACTCTGGGATACCCATAGAAATCCACCCAGAATATAACATTTACATCCCAGAGCTTATATTCGCAAACTTGTTAACGTCTAGTAATTATGACGACTCCGAGAAAAGAACCACTGGTGGTCTAAACGGACTCGGTGCAAAACTCACTGCAATATTTTCAAAAACCTTTACAATTGAAACAGCTAAAGATGGAAAGAAATACACACAGATTTTTCGTGATAATTTAAGTATAATAGAAAAACCAAAAATAGAAAAATCTACAAAGGAGTACACGATCATAACTTTTACTCCAGACTACACGAAGTTTGGTGTTGATAATTTAACACGTGACACACAAGAAGTACTGTATAAAAGAGTTTATGACATTTGCGCAATAACCCCGAAAGGAGTAAGTATATTTTTAAATGGTAAAAAACTTATATTCAAAGATTTTTCTGATTATATCTCTTTGTATATAGGAGAAAGTAAAACAAGTCCAAGAGTAATCCAAGAACAAGTAAGGTGGCAAGTAGGGATTGCTCCTAGTAATGACGGGTTTAGATCTGTCTCGTTTGTTAACGGAATAAACACTTCGGACGGTGGTACACACATAGATCACGTTGTAAACCCACTTGTGAAGAAATTGACAGGAATTATTCAAGAGAAGCATAAAAGCATAACAATAAAACCACAATATATTAAAGAACATCTTTTTGTATTTATAAATTGTAAAATAGAAAATCCGAGTTTCTCTTCGCAGACCAAAGAAAAGAATATAACAAAAGTATCAGATTTTGGGAGCAAGTTTTCTATAACAGAAGACTTCGTTAAAAACGTATTAAAAATTGGAATATTAGACTCTATTCTTGCTCTCGCTGAAGCAAAAGAAAAGAAAACCATATCAAAAACAGATGGTAAGAAAACAAATAGAGTTATAATCCCGAAACTAGATGACGCTAATAAAGCTGGAACAAAAGACTCGGAAAAATGTGTTCTTATTCTTACAGAAGGAGACTCTGCAAAGACTACGGCTATATCCGGACTCTCTGTAGTTGGACGCGAATACTACGGAGTTTTTCCACTTAAGGGAAAAGTTCTTAATACAAGAACTGCCACATATTCTCAATTATCTAACAATATGGAGATAAATAACATTAAGAAAATCCTTGGTCTACAAGAGGGCAAAAAATACAAGAATATTTCAGAATTAAGATATGGAAAAATACTTATAATGACAGATGCAGACACAGATGGTTTCCATATTAAAAGCCTGTTAATAAATTTTATATCAAATGGGTGGCCAGAACTCTTAAAAACTAGTTTTATAAGTTCTTTGGTAACCCCTGTTATTAAAATATCAAAAAGAAACAATACAATACCGTTTTACAATGTCAGTGATTATAAGAAATGGAAAGAATCAAATAATACAACTGGTTGGAACATAAAGTATTATAAGGGTCTCGGTACAAGTACTTCAGCAGAAGCAAAACAATACTTTAAAGATATGAAAGTTCTAAATTATAAAATAGTTGATACAGCTGATAACAATTTTTTAGAATTAGCATTTGCAAAAACTGGATCTGATTCTCGCAAAAAATGGATTTTAGAAAATATTAAAAAACCGAGTACGCTTGATTATACCGAGAAGGAAGTTCAAGTAAAAGATCTTATAAATAAAGAACTTGTACTATTTTCTATAGAAGACAATATCAGAAGTATACCAAACTTTGTAGACGGATTGAAACCTTCGCAAAGAAAAATACTTTATGCGTGTATCAAGAAAAATCTCACAAATGAAATTAAAGTTTCTCAACTCGCTGGTTATGTATCAGAAAAAACTAGTTATCACCATGGCGAAGCTAGTCTTATGGATACAATCATTAATCTTGCACAAAGTTTTGTGGGTTCAAATAACATAAACCTGTTAGAACCTATTGGACAGTTTGGTACAAGGCTTCAAGGGGGCAAAGATGCTTCTAGTCCGAGATATATATTTACAAAACTATCAGAAACTTTTAACAAAATATTTCACCCAGACGATTATGAATTACTTGAGTATCTTGACGATGACGGTTATTCAATAGAACCAAAGTTCTATGTACCAACACTACCGATGATTTTGATTAATGGAGCATGTGGTATCGGAACAGGATTCTCGACTGATATCCCACGTTTTAATCCAGAAGATGTTAAAAAAAGACTTTTGGATCTAGTGGAAGACGAAGATTCGGATATAGCCGAAATGACACCGTGGTACAAGGGTTTCAAAGGAACAATTATAAAAACAGAAGAAAATAAATGGGACACAACTGGGGTATATAAAATAGAAGATAACAAAATTATAGTAACAGAGCTTCCGATTGGAACTTGGACAGATGACTACAAAACATATCTCGATAAGCTTGAAACAGAGAATGTCATACATTCTTATATAAATAATTCAACAGAATCAGACGTTTCGTTTATCATCAAGATCCAAAAAGACACATTAAGAGAATGGATAGCGGATAAATCGATATCTAAAAAACTAAAATTAGTTACTCACTTGTCTGCAAATAATATGCACGTCTTCGATCAGAATAACCAAATTGTTAAAATGGAATCACCAGAAGAAATAATATTTCATTTCTGGAGAATAAGGAATGAATATTATATTAAGCGCCAGAAGAATCTTGTAGAAAAACTAGGTTCGGAACTTAAGATAATAAACTCTAGAATAAGATTTATAAATGATATAATCGAAGAAAAAATTATTGTATTTCGTAAAAAACTAGAATACATAAATAAACAATTAGAAGAAAATATGTATCATAAAGTAGACTCTTCTTATAAGTATCTTACTGACATGCAAATACATAGTTTCAGCGAAGAAACCGTAACAAAATTAGAAACAAGACAAAAAGATATCAAATGTAAATATGATGTAATTAAAAATTATACACTAAGAGATTTTTGGATGAACGATATTTTTTAAAAAAAAATATTGTATTAATAACAAATGAATATCTTTAATACAGTTGTGTTTATGTCTTTATTCTGGATTTTATTCTCTCAGTTAAACCAACTTCGTAGTGCAAATAACGGATGCTGTGGAGACAAGTCATGTGGTACTTCACAATGGGACCGTACGATGTGGGGAATTAATTTGACTATAGGAATTCTGTTAACATTATTCTTTTTATACAAAGTTCTAGAGTATTACGAAGGTTCTAGTTTAGAAGCACGCGACTTTAAGATTAATCCTACAAGATCTATCGCAAAACAGGCTGGATTAATGTTCGGTAAGTAAAAAAACCGGTGCATGATCACTTCCCAGAGGATTAGTTTCTCCTATATTCTTAAAAACTTTACTGGATACTTTATTAATTCCTTTTGTAAAGAAATAATCAAGTCTCCAACCTTTATTTGCATGCCTCGTGCATGCTATCCCATCAATTTTTTTAGCCCGGGGGTCCCACCAAGTAAATATAACCGGGTCGTCTTTTATGGCATCAGTAAAACCTATTGTTAAAAGATCGTCGTAGAACGCTAACTCATGTTTATAAATCCCGGGTCCTTCTTTTGCTTTTGTTATATCAAAGTGTGTGCTTTTAGCAATATTTAGATCTCCGCAAAATATAACACTCTTAGTTTGAGAAATTAAAAATTCTAACATACAATTTATAAATTCTACCTTTTTGTCATAATTTGTTCCAGAATTTGGTGCATAAACAGTTATGAGAATAAAATCTTTCAGATACAAAATTATTATTCTGCCTTCGGTATCATGGTAATTCGGAATCTGTGTCTCTATTTTTTCAACTTCTAAATGTTCTTTTATAAATACGCATGTACCAGAATACCTATTAGCACTTCTAGCACAAACTCCCTTTGATTCATTAAAAACCGACTTAAAACCTGCAATCTTAAATCTACTACCTTGAGATGTATCACATCTAGTCTCCTGGAGGCATATTATATCTGGTTCTAATTCTAGGATCTTCGCCATTGGGCTTCCATCTTCAACTTCTACGTTCTTGACTTTTCCTATTTGAACACTGGTGTTATTGTTAAATACGCGGGAGCGAATACCATTAACATTCCAGGTGATGATCTTCATTTTATTACTAATCCTTTTTTTCTTTTAATATAGTTATTTTAATGTAATAATTTTGTTACTTAATAAAAAGAGTCTAGCTTCATCGGTGTCTTCTGTAAATTTAAGAGGTCTTTGGTCGGGCGGTTTATATAGTTTAGTTATGAAATCATATGCATCTTGCCATTTTTTGGCACCACTCGATAGTATACAACAAGAATGTAGGTGTTTTACAAATGTTTCGTGAAGACTTGTTATAGTTTGTACCAACTTAATAAACGCAGACAGTGGTAAATCATTTTCTCCATTGGTTGTAATATTAATTACCATAAAATAACGTTCATCTTTTTCCGAAATGTAACTCCATGTATTCTTAAAATATTCAATAAATTCTTGAAACCCATTTTCATTGTATTTCTGTTCGGCTTTTATGTTTACACTAAACATAGACTTATCTGGGTCTAGTTCTATATTTACAGATGGTCTATCTAACACTATAGGCATTTACAATATTTAAATATTTTAAATAACAGCTTTAACACGGAAAATTACGTTTTTATAAACATATTAAAATATTTCAACATTATTGTTTATGACCACCATGGACTCTATCTGGGAAGATCTTGAGACGTGTCTTAACGAAGAAATTAAAGAAGATAAATATCAAAGTTGTAATCATCACAACAGACACTTATGCGATTCTGAAGAAATTTGTATGGATTGCGGGGAAGTATTGTGCAAGGCGTTTAATGCGTGTGAATGGAATAGTTATAAAAATGACGACGGTTCTTACCAAAACAGTACTCAACGAGGTGACATATATACTTCCGACAATCCTTATTGCAAATCCGGTACTGTTCCCGGATTTAATAAAAAATCTTTGATAATGAGACTTCATTATCAACAAACTTTCAGTCATAAACAAAAAACTTTTTGGAAAACTTCAGAATCATTTTCTGATTATTGCACTATTCTCGGTTTACCTTCCACTGTTTTAATGGAAGCAAAAAATATGTGGCATATATGTATGGAATCTGGAAAATTAACAAGAGCTTCAGTAAGATCTGGATTAATAGGCTCATGTCTATATTACGCGTGTGTCCACAATAATAATCCAATCGATCGCCAAAAAATCATAGAACATGTACATGGGACAAACAAGGGTTTTCTAAAAGGAGAAAAAATATTTATGGAGATAATGAATGAAAGCAAGAAATATGTAAATATCGGTAAAAAAACCATCGATATAAAAGAAAACAACTCGTTTGTCATGTTTTGCACAATTCTAGAACTTCCTTTCAGAGTTTGTATAGATTGTGATGATATATATGAAAAAAATCGCGATAAATTAGATTCTGTTACACCAAAGTCTGCTATAGCAGGTATACTTTTCTACACTATTAAAAACGTACTTGGATTGAAAAAACCCAGTAAAAATAAAGTTTCGGAGGTTGTAAAAGTATGTATACCTACCATGAATAAGGTTTTGGCTATTTTAGAAAAAGACTAATTTAAAAATAACATATATTAATAAATAGAAATGTTTGTGTATTTAATTTTTTCATTTTTATTTAACCCAAGTGCGAAAGTTAAAAATGTTATTCCGAGATGTAATATAGTATGCGAAAATATTGAAAATTCTTTAGTGCCACCCTCGGGTGGCGAATTGAAACTTTTAACACACTTAAACGTAGAAAACTGGGCTTATAATTGGATATCAATGATATCAGATGAACAGACGGGGTTTTATGACGAACACTTTTACTTGAATTTATTTTACATGAGGGGTATGGCTAACATGTACACTTCTTCTGAATATTTTTACATTGGGTTTTTTCCTGAGGCCAAATTTTCCAGTTTAGGTCCAAGATATATAGGTCTCTTTTATTTAGAAACTTCAAATAGAATAATTAACACAAAATTAATCATAGAAAACCCTAATTATATAGGCGACGATTCGACTATTTTAAATTTTAGAAACTCTATAATAGAACTTACGGATTCAGCAGATGTTTTCTTTAATTTTAAAGAATTAGACAGACCCGGACAGCTAAGATATTACTACTCTTGGTATTACAATTAAATTAAAATGTTTGCAATTTATTAAAATGAGAAGGGTTATAGATATAGAAAATACAGTTATATTTCAAAAAACAGGGAGCGTCTATGCTTCTATAAGATTAATAAGGTTATTAATCTTATTAGATCAGTGTCATGATTTTCTAGAAACGGCTGAAAGAAATGTTTGGAAAAATATAAAACCCGAAGTTCACAAAGAGCTTTTAAAAAGGTATTTTAAAGACGTAGAATGGATATTTTCTACAGATTTATACGATATAACACCATTTGCAAAAATTCAGAAATTTGACAATCTTTTAAAAGATTTAGAGACAAAAGCTAGAGTACTGACTAACGTGAGTAGTACCCGTGCTATAAAAGATAATTTTATAAATGAGATACAAAAAGCAGTTGGTATATTTGATATAAATTTAGAAAAAGATTTGAGTACTTGGGATTGCACAAGCTTTTCTGATAATCTACTGACTCTTCTTAATCCATCTAGAACCGCAAACAATGTATTAGTAGGGGTAGACGCTACTAAAGCAAGTGCAAATTTTTCCCCATTATTTACGAATATCTGTAAAATTCTTTATTCCCCTGAAGTTAATCTAAAAGTTTTTAATTCGTCTGCAACAATATACGACGCGTCTGGAGCAAGTTCTGTGACGAATCAAATTATAAATATGGCAAAACAACGAGGAAGAACAGATATCGTTACGGGTGTTTCCCCGACTGAAAATTCAATTTATTCACTTACGTATAAAGATAAAAAAACCAATGAGACTTATAAATTTTTCGAAATAAACTACGTTAGATCTTCAAGAGATAATAGTATACTACTATACATTAATAATTTTTTCGGTGAAAAAATAGTTCAACCCACTAGAACACAAATGATATCTTCTAATAACAATTCTGTAAAATTCTTAACAACTAACTACGAACCAACGGATAACATTTTTTTATTTAAAACCTTTGGAGACCTTGGGCAGATATTTTCTTTTGCATACGAATCAATTAATAGACCAACATTTACGAACATATTTATCACATTTGATTTCATGTCGGCAATTATGAGCAGCATGTTTATTACATCTACACTCTTAGAAGAAGTTAATAATTATATAAATGGTTTATCTATTTTTACATTAAACCCAAGTATTGTAGAATTTGCAAGAAGAAGAGGACAGGGCGTACGAGATATAGCAACTGCTCAGGTTATGGTAGACATGGCATCTTACAACCCCAACAAGCGAGCACGTCAGGCCGATTTTGGTAAGAATATTCAAAGATTAACACTAAAGACTTTGAAAGATAAATTAAAAACAGTCGGGATTAATGTTACTAAGACTATTCAAGGAAAAAGAATACCTTTATCAAGGAAGGAACTTGATAATAAGGCTGAGGCCTTTAAGAAATTACAAATAAAAGCAAAAGAAAAGGGAATTAAATTAAAAACGAAATCTGGAAATTTTAAATCAAAGGATTCGTTAAATAAAGAACTAAGTAAATACAATAAACCAAGAAAAACAAAATTTGGATGAGGCATGTCAAATAGCCGAAGAAAATCTTTCTTTGGTTGATCTCAAGTAAATTAAAGATTAAATAAATATTTATTCTTTGAATGAAAAAATTATTCGAAACTAAGATTAATTTTTGAGAAAAAAGAATATTATACTAATAATAAATGGCTTTTAGTTTTACTAACCCCACTACGTTCATGATAATGATTTTCTACTCGTTTTTGACGTATTTTCTGTTTCCCCAACTTACACTTATGGTCCTTGGTTACAACACTGACAATTGCGTAATAGGTTTCTCTATCGGTTTTGTATTAAGTGTAGTCCTATGGTTAACATATGGTAAAGAGTACGTAAATTAAAAATAAAATATTTTATTCATAATAATAATGTCTGATTGTCTACAATATTATTATGATAACCCCGAAGCTGCAGAAAAATATAATATAGAATGTAAAAAAAGAACGTTTGAAGATTTAAAATCTGTAGAAAAATTTACGAACAAGAATTTATTAGAATTTATAGACAACGAATACTCGTCGAAAGCTTTTCCAGAAAATAGTCCTTTTGAATTTAAAAATGATTACATTGATTTGACTAACGCCGAAATTTGTAATTCAGCTGATATGTCTTTGGCTCCACAGCAAAAATTTATGGGGCAGTTAATGGGTCCAAATAGCAATTTTAATAATGTACTTATTTATCACGGACTTGGATCTGGAAAATCTTGTACGAGTATTGTAATTGGGGAAGCTCTCAAAAATGCAAGTAACCAGAGGATGTTATATGTTGTTCCAGCCCCTTTAGTTGATCAATATTATGAAGAAATAACAGGTGAAATTCGTAACGGAAAATTCTTCTCATGTCCGTCTTTTTGTCTTGTTAAAAAAGACGGAGAATATGAAAGAGATTTTTATGTTTCTCAGAATCAGAATTCTATTCTTTTAGGAAAATTGAGAAACCTTGAAAAGGAATCTAATAAACTTTTCGATTTACAAGTTATAATAGACTCGGGGGATAATTCACCTGCTACGACAAAAGCTTATAAAACACAAGAGAATTTACTTGCTCTAAGAAAAAGAGACTTATCAAATTACCAAAAAGATCTAAGGAACAAGATAGTAAGAACGTTTGAGATAGTAAGTCACCAAACATTCATAGAATCTATATATAAAACATCTAAGGATGGTAATTTTATTAAGAATAAACGTCTTTTAGAAGACTCAGCTTTGTTTCACGAGAACGGACTGCTAATAATTGACGAAATACAAAGACTTGTGAGTGAAGGAGGAACTTTTTATAAGAAAATATACGATGCGATAAAGTATTATTTCCATCCAAAATTAAAGTTAGCACTTCTTTCAGCGACCCCGATTTATGATAATCCTTATGAACTTGCGTTAACTATGAATCTCTTAAGACCAAGAATGCCATTTCCAATTGATAAGTCTGAATTTTACAAGACTTTCATAGGGGTACTTGACGAAGATGGAAATTGTAAAGTTACGGACGAATCGAAAACATGGGTTACCGAAGACTCGTGTGTAATTAATAAAGATCTCGTTTCTTATTTGTGTTCTGGTTACGTATCTTATTTTAAAGGGGGTAACCCAAATGCTTATCCTTATAAACGAATAATAAATCTTGAACACGTGTTTTCATTAAAACATAAAATCGAATATATCTCCGCACTAAAGTCTGATCTTTCAAAGGATAAGAATTTCTTACAAAATTCTGGAAGAGGCGTGGATAGTTATGAGAACGTTCTTCTCGGAAATTACGAAACTTCGTCAGAAGATAATGTATCCGGTATGTACGTTACAACTCAACAATACTCTAATATATTTCTACCCAAAGTAGGAGAGAATATAAACAGAACTGTAGTAGAAAAGAAAAGAGCTTTGGAGATATTTAAATCGGATATTAAAAAACAAAGATTCGAAAATAGAATTGATATAATAAACTATGTTAAAACTTTTTCAAAAAAGTTTGCAAGTATAATAGAGTTAAGCTTGAATTCTACCGGTCCAGTATTTATTTTTTCCAATTGGTTAACATTCGGTGTTGAACCACTTTCTATTATTCTAGAAGCTTGTGGACTCGTGAGTTTTGAAAAACAAGATCGTGGTTATGGTAAATATTTCCTGTGGAGTTCAGAGACGAAAACAAAGGATAAAGATGGAACATTGATTAAAAAAGCAAGAAGTACTTTTAATTCAGTTGAAAATAATGATGGTTCTCTTCTTAAAATAATTCTTGGTACAAGATCCGTTATGGAAGGAGTATCTTTTAAAAATGTAAAACAGGTACATATAACGGAACCTTGGTGGAACGAATCTAGAATAGAACAGATTTTAGCAAGGGCTTCTCGTTATTGCAGTCATTCTTCTCTTCCAGCAGAAGAACAATTTGTTGATATATATCGCCACTATTCAGTATTTCCAAGTTCAGGGACAAGTCAAGACGAAGATGTACTTGAGATGTTAAAAGAGGTTGGTAGACCAAACGGTTGGAAACAATATGAAATATTCGGAATTGATCAAAAGATGTTGATGGCTTCAATTAAGAAGTATTCTATTAATACCGAGCTTAATACTATATTAAAGAGTTGTTCTATAGATTCAAATATTAATAGAAACGGAAATTTAATACGTTTAGAAGAAAATGTAATTCCTCTTCCTAACGGTTCTTTTCAAATATATTACAAAAATCCATCAAACGGAAGGATGTATATTCGTGAGGGAATACCAGAAGAAGTTTCATTTACAGATGTTTATTCTAGGAGATATTCTTACCCTAATAAAGATTTTCCTATTAAGTTTACGGAAGCGGGACAGTCTGAAACAGGAAAGTTTACAACTTACGCAGATTCCGAAGTACTTACAGAACCAACAATTAATAAGGATTTAAATATGTTAGAAGACGTTGAAGTTTGGAATTCTGATAAAACCTTTAAAGATTTAGATCTATCTCAAACCACAAAGGACGCATCTCTTGCTCTTTATGATAAATATGAATTAATACCTACTTTAAGAAAAAACTACTTTAATGAAACAGGAGACTCGGTAATTTCCTTTAAGGATGACCCGAAAAAGAGAATTAATCTTATAAAGTGTATAAAACAATTAGCCGTTTCAGATCTAGTTTCTAAAAGTGTTAAAAAAGATATCGCAAAGGAGTTCAATAAAGAAAGTGTTAAACAGAAAATAAACGAAAAAGTTCTCGAAATTATATACGTCCACAAAATATACCCAGAGTCGTATCTTCAAGAACTTTTAGACGTAGCTATATCTAATCCAGAAGCTATTAACGAAATGTTAAAAACTGTTTCTAAAAAATAAATTATAAAAAAAATATATAAAGATTAATATAAAATGAGTGCTGAAACTTTAAAATTTTTCGAAGATAAGTCAACAGAATCTATTATAAACTGGATGATGACGCATTTATCTGAAGAACAAATTAGAATGTGTCTTGATCAATCTGGTATACCGGATACGTCTTTAGCTTCCCCCGCCGTTGGATCCGCGTCTGGGATACAAAAAGTTCCTGTTGTACCAGTTACCGTAACTTCTGTCGCACCAACCCAAATAGCAAAACCAAACACATCCGCTTCAGATCTTTTTACGACTAAATATAGAAAAAAATGCGTAGGAACACAATATCTTATTAAAAAAGTTTCAAAGGATGGAGTAGAATATTTTGAATTCAAAGAAGTAGAATCAGAAGATTTATCAACCAATCCGGGTTTTGAAATTGGGACGGCAAACTGGGTGTTTAAAATTGAACCAGTTTCAACATTTAAGGATTACTGTACAGCCGACGACAGGGAATTACTAGAACTTTTAAAAGAAGAATATGCATCTGCTTATAATAATCCGCCTTCGGGTGTTATAGAAGTTGCACAAGATTATATATCAAGTGGTTTAGAATCTCCAATTCCGTTGGGGATACAGGCTCAACTCCCTGCTTTGCCTCCGCAAGTTATAGCTCCAACTGTTTCCCCTGGTATGATTAAGGCAATTAAAATTCAACAAGACGCTTCGCCAATTGTAACAGCAGAGTATCCGATTTTGGTTGCACGCGGAATTACAACTTATCCTATTTTTGTGTACGACTTCGATGGTCCAAAAGTAAAACATTTAAATGTAGTAGTAACAGATGGAAGACTCACTCTTGTAGAAGACGCGACAAATGAACGTATTCTCAATAGTAAATTTAAGAAAGTGATACAGACTTTAAATGATGCAATAACTTCTGGAGCTTATAACCCTCCAGACGATATTCAGCTTGAAATTAATGAAGCAATGAGAAGAGTAAACCCAGAAATACCAATAAGAATTAAACAAGTGTATAACCCAGATCAAATAGCCGGATATACTTTCTTTGGTACAACACTTGATGATGATTCTTGGTCTGATATTTCGGAAGCAGAACAGATTGAAATTAAAGACCGGGAATTAGATGATATATTAGATCAAATGGAAAAGACTAACTTAGAAACAAAGCGAAATAAAAAACCGACTGATATGTCACAAGAAGAATTAGAAGAATATACTATTGAGAAATACGGAAGGGACTATTTTGATAAGTTTAAACCAGAAATATATAGAAATGCGGTCGGTTATAAAAATATAAGATACGTAAAACGTGCTTTCCCATTGTCCGAAGACACTTTTGAAAAAATAAAAAACCCTAAATTTACAGAATTCCAGGGTAGACCGAGTATTAACACTGGACCAGGTCGGTTCGGAGACGACGATTTACTTTTTTAATTTTTTCTTAGAAGGCCCCTTTTTAGAGATCCCAGATTTTCCAAGACTCTTAGTTAACGATGAAATACTTGTAGATAATCCTAGCTCGCTTAGATCTCCAAGTAATTCATTGGTTGCCATTTCGTTTGCCATTGAAATCATTCTTTGATTTCTATCGTATTCTTTTTGCCTAAAAATTTCATACTCTCGATTATATATCGCAACAAGTCTTTTAAAAGAATCGTTTAATATTTCAAACCAAACATCATTTAATTTATTTACATATCCATGAAAAACTTCTGGGTAGAGTTGGTTTTCTTCCAGAATTTTTTTAAAAAAAGGAACTTCAGATTTTATTTTTTGATCTACGTCCTGTCTTTTAAAGACGTTAACGTCCAGCGCGTAAATTATATTAACCTGGGCATTATTCATTTTATAATTACTTGTTGTAATAAACATTAGATTATATTTTTTTTTGTAAAATTACATAAAAACTTATAACAGTATATAATATAATATAAAGTATGTTTACACTCGAGATATCAGCTATCGGTTCTGCATGTAATAAGAATCCTTATGAACCAAAAAATAAAGCTATACTAACTCAATTATGCAAAGAACAGGGAAATAAATACAGAGATTTATTCTTTAAAAATGATGTTTTTACGAGAACCGATACCTTTTCAAAAGATGATAAGTTCAAGACCATATATAAAAAATTTAAGGGAGAGGCTATGAGTACTAAAGATTTCAAAGAAATAGAAGAAAAAGTTGTAAAAGAGTTCAAGGAACACGAACCAAATGTAGATACTACGTGTCTTGTAAAAAGTCTCAAAGAAGATCTAAAGAAAGATTGTGGTAAAAACAATGAAGATTTAATTATTAAAAAAAACAAGTATACAAAGGGGAATAACAGGATGTGGACTTATAAGAGCGAAATGGGATGGGAACTAAAAGGTCTACACGACGCTTCAGATGGAGAAGTGGTTATAGAAGTAAAGACGCGGATGAAAATAAACAATGTAAGAAAAAATGCATACGATCTCTATCAACTTTTTGGATATCTTTTAGTTATGAAGAAGACCAAAGGCAAAATAGTACAAATGTATAATAATCAGATATTCGATTCAGAAATTGAAACAGACATTGAATATGGCACGGTAGACCTTGAACAAGAAAAATGGCTATTACAATTTGAAAAATTTAAGAGAGAACTTAATGCATTTTTTCAAGAAGTAGAATTTTACTCAGATAAGATTTTTGATATTTGGAATGTATTTAATAGGTTTAATCTGCCTATTGCCCAATTTGATAAAAGAGGAGTCTGTTTTAACATTGTTCCGGGTTTTGAAAAATTAACAAAATTACTCATTTAGTATAGTAGTGCCATTTTCAGATATAATACTTATTTTAGGTTTAGTCCCGGGATTAATTATTTCTAAAGCCTGTATTTTTTTATCTGAAATTTTCCCACCAAAAGCTCTCGAAAGTGCAACATCTGTTCTAATCAAAGTTCCATCACATGCAGTATTGACGTGTTTATAACTTGAATGTCCCATAACTACATAGTTTGCCCGTTTAAAAAATCCCAGTTGTTCATTTACTTTTTTACAAGAGTCTTTACCTATGTGTCTAGAATGTGAATAAGCTCTCGATCCAACGGGATTTTCATCATCGAGATGTTTTAAATAAACTGGGACCTTACCTTTACCTTGTAACCATTTAGAAGTTTCGTGATTTATTTTTTTTATATCAACAAAACCATCTTTTCCAATATTATTTTTAATCAACGAATCTGTAACAGACCCGTGTACAAATAAAAATTTACCGTATTGTAATATTAGAGGTCTAGTTCTTCCAAAAAACGCGCCTCCTATACCACCCGGTTTCAAAAACGAATGTCTTTCTATACCAAAACTTTCTTTGAATTTTGCAATGTCGCTCTTCTTAACATAATCTTTTATGAATTTCTTGTCCCTTCCTAGGTAGAAAGGATATAATTCATGGTTTCCAAGTATAGAAATTACTCTTCCCCCGACTCTTCTAGCTTGTACGTCTAATAAGTTTATATATTTTATCAATTCAACCTCTCCGGTAATATTTAAGAAATTTTTATCAGGTGATATACCGGGTCTTTTACCATCCAATATATCTCCTAATTGAACCACGTGAGTTTTATTACCAATCCAACTAGAATTGGAATCTATTAACTTACACATATACAATACTTTAATAAATACCTCAAAGTCTCCATGGAGATCACCTATACATATTATTCTTTCTGGCGTCATTTAATTTAAACTAACATTTAAAAATTTTTTGAGTTCTTCTTGTGTCATAGTTCCAACGTGCCGAGATTTACCTATTATTAATGTAGGATACGCGTCTACAGTAATTTCTTGCGATAATCTTTTATATTCTTCGGAATCATCAGAGTATTCACGTGTTAAATCCGATTTGAGATTTATTTTGAAAACATTAATATCTATATTCGCATCCGTTATCGTAGACTGCATTGCATCGCAGTGCATACAGTCGTCCATAGAATAAAAAAAAAGTACACCCTTTGGTATAGACGATTTATCATTTCGCTTTTCAGTTTTCATAATAAGATAAGCAGAAATAGCGGCAAGTAAAAATACTATCAGAATAAACATTTAATATAATAGGGTTATTAAAATTACTAATAATAACCCTATTAAGGAAAAATAAAAATAGTTAACCAACTGTTATGAACTGCTTTGTGGTCACAGATACAAACTGGGAAAACGTTCCGCTTATCTTAAAAAGATTGAGTTACTTACCCGAAACCACAAGATTAAAAATCCCTTATTTTAAGAATATAGAAAACATAGTGAAGGTCGCCGATAAATTAAACTTAAACGTTGTAAGACACTCTCTCACAAAAAACAAGGAATACGAAGGAATTAAAAAGTGCATGGAATATACAGACTTTTGTATGGTTTTTACAGACCTGATAGAATATAATAATATACCTCAAGTGGTTATTGATATATGCGAAAATAACGATATACCGTGTTACGTGTTTACAAACTTTACAAGTGATTACCTTTACATGGGTAAGATTGGAAAGTCAAAGTTCAAAAAGACAATAAAAGATTTAGTTGTAAAATTAAAACCAAATGTATTAAACGATACCGCAATTATAAAGGTTGAAAATAATTTTATTACACACAAAAAAGATCTAGAATTGACTATTGAAAAGGTCAAGGAGAACTATTCGTCTTTAAAACAATTGAGAGAATCCAGAACTATTAGGTTAATTGATCTTTAGCAAAATTAACTCCACTGGAATACATTTCTATGAATTGAACCTTGTTGATATCATCAACATTTAAATACTTATCTATATTATCGGTTTTATCACATTTAATTATAAAAGTCCCTCGGGGCTCTCTGTCATTTATCATTGAATAAAATATACTACATAAAAAATTGTCTACTTCTTTAGATTTCTTACCTATTATAGAGTACCCAATAATGTATTTATCATCTGGATGAGATCCGTATATATTCTTACAACAACCATCTATGTATTTTTCGTTATTTATTATAACTGGCGGAAAAAGTAGTGGTATACTCATAGATGCCCTAAGAGCGACTTTCAATTTTACGTTAGGAGTATTTATATCACTTAAGTTTTGATATTCATTTGTTGTAACGTTCGTTACGAATATATTAACATGTATATCGGTCATATTATAAACATCTAAAAGAGTAGTTTCATCTGGATAACCAATTCCTTCTATTATAGATTCTAATAAAAAAGAGTCAAATATAGCATAATTAGTTTGGATATTGCTGATATCCAATTTAGCTATTTCTTTTGGGTCCAATCTTAACAAAAAATCAAGTATTTCAGTAGGACTTTTACCAGATACATACATTATTCCTATTAAAGCACCTATAGAACATCCGTAAAAATTTTTAAGATCTAATAATTCGTTTTTATGAATGTATTCTAATGCACCTAGGAATGTAAAACCATCAAAACCACCGCCGCCAATGAATAATTCATTCATTATTGTTTTATAAATGTATTATTTATGAGAGTTTCAACGTATTTGTTTCGTAGTTTTTGCAACATCTCGTTTTTTTCATTAAAACTAGGACCGTGGCCTACCTTCTTTTCTAATGTATGCGCCAATTCGTGAAGAAGCGCTCTTATTATATGGGAAGCCGAGAATGGGTTATCCATATGATCATATATTCTTATAGCTATTTCTCTGCCCTTGTCGGAATTCCACGCTAAAATATTATGCTTATTACCATTTAATTCCTTAAACGTTGTAAAATTGAGACTCGTCTTAAGAACTTTTGCATCTTCTAGAGGAATATCGTCTACGACCGAATAGGATATATCACGTAATACATTAATCACTTGCGCTGTTTTAGGATTTCTACTCGTATAATAAACCCCAGAAGAAGAAATAAAATAATTTGTACATGGATATAAAAACAATAAAAGTAAAACTAAAGCTATTAAAATGTATTTCATTATTATAATGATAAACATTTTATTAAATTTTCTGGGTGTAAATTCTTGGTATGTAGACTTCTATCCAGTTAAAAAATACAAAATAACTCTTGATTTAGGAAAGTCTTACAAAAATCTTAAAACTATAAATTTGTTAAATTTACTTGGAGAAGAAACTCCTTCTCCTATATTACCGAGTAGATATGTAAAAATCCCAAGAGCAAAAACATCTATTTCATGCAAAATGTTTTATTGCATTTATACATTTTACTCCCTTTCCATTCTTTTGCTGACGTTATTACAACCAGTATATTCGTTTATTATGTTTGTTAAAAGAGAGGATCTAAAGTATCTTACGTCTTCTTTGGTACACTTAAATATTGCACTTGTTTACGTTTGGTTAAAAATTTATTTTAGAAAAAATCATTTTGAAAAAATGAACGTTTGTATTAAGTTTAAATTGTCACTTATAATATTTTCATCTGTAGTATCCATAATTATAAATTATACTGATATAACATCTTTTTACAACGAATACTATTGGATACATTATTTTGACATCGATCATTGGTTTTTTGTAATAATCACTGTAGAATGGATATACTCTAGATTTATAATATTTTTATTTATTTACACGTTCATGTTTCTGATGGATACACATATCAAGCGTCTCTCTAAGATTAAAAAAGATCTCGAAGACAACGAATTTGATTTTGAAGATAATATGTGTCTTAGCAATATAATAAAAGAAATATCACTTATAAGGTATGAAATATCATTTACAGTAGACTATTTTAATAGAATTATATCATTAACAACTATTATAGGAGGAATAGCCTTAGCTATTTTTATAAGACAAATTTTCCCAAATGGTATAAATACTAATAAAGCGATATTAAAAGACCACGATAGATATCTCGTTCATCCATTATCATTCTATGTAATATCTAATGGGATACTTATACTAATAATGATGAGATATTCATTTAAAAGACAAAAAGTATTAAACTTTATAAATTCTGTTACATTTATAAATAGGTTTTTGTCTAGGATACCTAATAAAAAAATAATGGAAAGATCAAAAGACATAAATGCGGTGATTCTGAATATAGCAGAAGAGTCTGCTACAACGACGGATTGGATTGTTCTCGGAAATATGTTATCCGAAAAATGGATAGACTTTACGATATTCGGGGTATCAACTGCAGATGGTAGTCTAATAAAGAAAAGTTTAACTATAGGAGGACTATTGTTATTCGCTATCAATTTCTTACAAGAAAATAATTAACTTAAAATAATAGCACATTATTAATTAGAGATGGATTCTTTTAATAGACAACAATTAACTGAAAATAAGTCTAGTATTATTTTTCAAATCTTATCATGGGACGCTTCTGATGAAATCTTGGAAAATTACGATTCTGATAATGAAGACGAAGACAAGAGATATCACATTTACGCATTTGGTGTAAACACATGTGGCGAATCAGTGTGTATAAGATTTGAAAATTATAAACCGTACTTTTTTGCACTTATTCCAGATAAGTTTCAAGCTACTTTTGACGAATACAAAAGAAAAGAAGTGGAAAAATTTATTCGTAATAAACTATTTCGTAATAGAGAAGATCTTGAGTCTGTAAGTATTGTAAAAAGAAAGAAATACAAGGGTTTTACAAACGAAAAGGAATATAAGTTTCTTAGATTTGTATGCAAAAATCAAGCAACATTTAATAAGATTAAGTATATTCTTAATCCACGTGAAAAGAATAGACTTCCAAAGATTTCTACTATAGATCCTTTGAATACTCTTACGTTCGAACTTTACGAGTCTAACATAGAGCCTTATCTTCGTTTTGCTCATAAACAAGAAATTCAAATGGCTGGGTGGGTAGAAGTTACAAAAATTACACGCGATCCAGATATTTCAAGGTGCCAACATTCTTATTCTTGTGATTATAGATCAGTTAAAAAAGTAGAACGCCAAGATGTATCAAATCTCACACTTGGAGCATGGGATATCGAGGCTTTTTCACATGCATCGAGATATACATCTGAGAATGAGTTTCCAGATCCATCTAAAAAAGAAGATATTATTACTCAGATAGGTACAAGCCTTTATAAATTTAGTACAAAAGCCTCACTTAAACACGTAGTAACTATTAAAAGTCCAATTGATAACGATTGCGATCCGGTCGATGGAGTAATTATAGAAACTTACGATTCTGAAAAAGAACTTATTATAGGCTGGGTTAAATTTATTATGAAAACAGATCCAGATATTCTTGTTCAGTACAACGGATATGATTTCGATTGGAAGTACGTTTGTGAAAGAGCAAAGATTCTTGGAATCGAATACGTATTAGAAAATCTTAGTAGAATAGAAAGTAAACCAGCTCATCTTCACGAAGATCAGCTAAATACTTCTGCTTATGGAGACAACACTATGAAATATCTTAAGATGTATGGAGTAACTCAACATGATCTTATGTTTCTTATTAAAAAGGAACACAAGCTTGAGTCTTATAAACTAAACAATGTAGCAAAACACTTTACTGGCGATGAAAAAGATGATCTTTCACCAGCGGATCTTTTTAGATACAACACTGATACAAAAGATAAAATAGCACTTGTAGTAAAGTATTGTGCACAGGATACATGGCTTCTTATAGAACTAATGTTGAAACTTCGTATCGTAACTAATACTATCGGTATGGCTAACATTACTATGGTTCCAATGCAATACATCGAGCTTCGTGGTCAACAAATTCGTGTTCATACTCAAATTGCTTACGAAACAAAACAAGAAGGTTATCTTATTCCAGCAGTAGACTACAAGCCTAAGACTGATATTGAAGACGAAGATGAAAAGTTTACTGGTGCAACAGTTTTAGAAGCAACTCCCGGTGCACATTTTGAACCTATTGCTGGTTTGGACTTTGCAAGTCTTTATCCTAGTATTATGATTGCTCATAATTATGACTACGCAACTATCGTAGAAGATCCAGAGTTTGATAATCTAGAAGGTGTGGAGTATTTCGACATGAATTGGGAGGAAGACGATCTCGATTCAGATGGAAATGAAATAAAAAGAGAAGTAAATGTAAGATTTGTACAAAATCGTACTGGTATTATGCCTAAGATTCTTTCAAGACTTTGGAAAGAACGTAAAGCTATTCGCAAACAAATGAAAGGATTAAATCCTTCTGAAGATCTTTATGCGGTACTTAATGGTGTACAGCTCGCAATCAAGGTTTCAATGAACAGTATCTATGGTTTTACTGGAGCGAGATACGGACGTCTTCCAAATAAAAAGATAGCAGCAGCAGTAACCGCGTGTGGTAGAGAAATGATCGCGCACAGTAAACGTTGCGCAGAAGAATGGTACAACTGCGAAGTAGTCTACGGAGATACAGATTCTATTTATTGCAAGTTTAAGAGTGATCTTAAAGGCCAGGCACATATGGACTGGGTATTTAAAGTAGCACCAGAATGTGCTAATCGCATTTCTGCTACTTTTAAGAAACCTATTGAACTTGAGTTTGAAAAAGTCATGTATCCATTCATTCTGTTCTCTAAAAAAAGATACGCAAGTTTATTTTGGACTAATCCGATTAGTTATGATTACATCGATTACAAAGGAATTCAAGTAGTTCGTCGAGACAACTGCGAGTATGTTCGAGAGAACTCAAAGAAGATCTTCGAATAC